CGATGTCAAGATCTTGAAGTGGGACAAGTACGGTGGCCGTGTGCTGGGTGAGGTCTACCTAGACCATCAGAGCCTGGCCCAAAGCCTGATCTCTGCCGGCCTGGCTCGCCCCTACAAGGGCGATGCGAAACAATCCTGGTGTGAATAGGAGATAGACGATGAGCCTTCTGACCGAAGCCCAACTGGCGGCTATGATCCCGACCAACAAAGAGGTTGCCGCCTGGTGCGAGGAGCTGAACAAAGCCCTTCCTAAATACGACATCACGACGCCGGAAAGGATCGCTGGCTTTATCAGCCAGTGCGCCCATGAGTCGCAAAATTTTTTGGCCCTATCGGAAAATCTATCCTACCGCCAAGAAACCCTGCTCAAAGTCTTCCCGCGCTATTTTGGCCCCGGCAAGCGCAACGCTGCTGAGTATGCTCGGAACCCGGAGAAGATTGCGAACTATGTCTACATGGATGAGTTCCGCACGTCGAAGCTCGGCAATACTCAGCCTGGCGACGGCTGGCGCTTTCGTGGCCGTGGGCTGAAACAGTTGACCGGGCGGGACAACTACACCCGCTTCGCTAAAGACTACGACATGACCGCCGAGGAAGCAGCCGAATGGCTGGAGACCAAGGAAGGTGCGCTGGCATCGGCTCTCTGGTTCTGGAACATTAACAAGCTCAATGCAGTTGCTGACACTGCCAGCGTGCCGGCTCTCACGAAGAAAATCAATGGGGGAAACATCGGCTTGGCCGATCGGCAAGCTCGGTACGAAAAGGCAATGGCTGTGCTGACGGGCAAGATCCCCTTGCGTGCAGCCAACAACAACGGCACTCCCGTCAACTCGCAGATCACTGACGCCGTCACGCAGGTCTTGCGCAAGGGCGCCAAGGGTGACGCAGTCAAGCGCATGCAGGCCAAGCTCGGCATCAAGGCTGATGGTGACTTCGGCCCAGGCACTGAGGCTGCGCTGAAGAAGTGGCAAGCCGCCAATGGCCTCACGGCTGACGGTGTGGCTGGTCCGAAGACAATCGCAAAACTATTGGGGTGATGACCATGAACAAGAAGCCTGGGCTGTATGCCAACATGAACGCACGCAAAGAAGCTGGCACGTCTCGTGACAAGGACGACAGCACGATCGACAAGAAGACCTACTCCCTGATGACCCGCAAGGCTGGGCCATTCAAGGAGAAGAAGAATGCCTAAGTCTGCAGCCTGGACTCGCAAGGAAGGCAAATCAGAAAGCGGCGGCCTGAACGAAAAGGGCCGTCGCTCCTATGAGCGTGAGAACCCAGGCTCGGATCTCAAGGCGCCGGTCAAGTCTGGTGACAACCCGCGCCGCGCAAGCTTCCTGGCGCGTATGGGTAACATGCCTGGGCCGGAGCGCGACAAGGACGGCGAGCCGACCAGGCTGCTCAAATCCCTGATGGCCTGGGGCGCCAGCAGCAAGGCCGACGCCAAGAAGAAGGCGTCTGCAATCAGCGCAAGGAATAAAGAATGACCGACCTAGAGGCACACCATAGCTGGCAGCTCCATAAGGAAATGCCGTTCAACCTGCGTGCCTCTATGGGTCACGTCACGAATGGCACGCCCGTCTTTGTCTACGGCAACAACCCAGATGTGCAGGCAGCCGAAGAGACGATCTGGTATGGCGGCGGGATCTACCAGTACCCGGCATCTGCGATCCAGATGAAGGTGTCGTCTGACGACGCAGCGGCCACCAGCCAGATCATAATCAACGGGCTGGATGCGAACTACAACCCGATCACTGAGATGATCTCGGTCACGGGTCAAACGCCTGTGACCACGGTCAAGAGCTACCTGCGCCTGCAGAATGCCTATGTGATTGCCAACCCAACGAATGACAACATCTACATCGGTGATGGCACTGTGACGGCTGGCGTGCCGGCGACTATCTATGAGCGGATCTACAACGGCCACAACCGCACTGAGAGCGGGCGCTATACGGTGCCGGCGGGTCGTACCTTCTACATCAGCCACGGCACGATCTCGCACGGGTCTGACAGCAGCAACGCCTTTATGACTGCACGCCTGATCTATCGGCTGCACGGGCTGCCGTTTCAATCTGCGGCGATCGTGAACCTGAACAACAAGTTCATCGACTTCTGGTTTGATTACCCGATCGCGTTGCCTGAAAGGTCGGACATTGAGACCAGGGCATTCTGTTCTAAAAACCAGGTGAACGCGGTCTCTACATCGATCGAAGGCATCCTGATCACAGAGACGCAGCCGGTGTGATGTCGCGAGGGGCGCGGATGGTGGATGGTGAGCCGTAGCGCAGTCTGACCGTCGACCAATACAAAACCGCAGGTTCCGTATGCGCCCCTCACGATAGTTTTAGCTGGTCACTCTGTGGCCTGCAATCGCTTTCCGTTCTGGATCTTGGCCAAGGCACGTTCGATCGCCCGAGGGCTGCACGACCAGGTCGGTCTGGTCTTGGGCTGGAGCGTCATGGCGTCAACGGCTTCCTTCCACTCGGGGCTTCGTCTCGACACCGCCTGCGGCGAGAACTTGTGCATCGGCAGCGAGATGCCGAAACGCTCGCAGGCTGCGGTGATAGATGTCCGATGCACCCCGTAGTGTCTGCCCGTGGTTGTTGGATCCCACTGCTTGGCCAGTGCTGCCTCCAGCATATCTCTAGTAATCCTTTTCGATCCAAGGCGCATTCGCTCTCTCCTTTATTCTGTTGATGGTTTCTAGATTTTGACGGGCAAGATACTCGATCAGCAAAAGCTGTTCCTCAGTCACCCAGAAGGCTGGACACTTGACGTAGCCCGCCAACCTCAACGCTCTCGCGCCGGGGCTGTTGCTGGCTTCACGGGGCATCGCTTCCCTCAATCTCGGCGATGATGGGGAGGGTGCGGTAGACCACTTTATCAGTCGAAATAGGTATTGCAGGGTGCCACATACCATCCTCGTCGGTCAGAAGGCCATACGGCACTCGGTTGTTGGTCATGTCGATCATATCAAAACACTCCTGACCTTCTTCTCAAAGTTTGCCTGAGCGGCATCGGTGGCCGACAGAACGTCAACGTATTGATCCAGAGCAATGCCGCCGGGCATCCCAAGATACACGCCAACCTTGTCGTCAAAGCGGTGCAGTTCGTATGTGCCGACGATGCTGTATGCGACCAGCCATAGGCCGCCAGTTGCGCCTTCTGGTATTGTTACATCCCGCCAGATCAGGCTTTTGATTTTGACCTGTTTGCTCATTTCCGCCCCCGTTCCCAAGCTGCCCGCGACAGCCGATTGGCCAGCGCGTCCATGTCCTCGACGCTGATCTGCCTGTTGCTGATGATGGCCCAATAGACCAAGTCCATGAACCTCTTGGCTGGCAGCACGGATGCCGCGTTGATGATGCCCTGCGCCGCCTCTGCCTGCACGTCGCGGTGCGGCATGACCGCCTGCTTCTTTCTCCAGAACATATCTATCTCCCTAGTGTGCTGTTTGCTTGGTTTGTTTTGCGTCGCGCATGTCTACGGAAAGCCGAAGACCGAGGGATATTGTTTTTTGGCTCATGCCCCGGCTCTCGCCAAAACAGTAAATTGCAGTGAGCAGTTCAGAGATTATCTGAGCGGGATCATCGATGAACGCGCTGTAGAGCGTCATCGTCAGAGCGCACAATTCGGCCTCGTCCAACTCATCCGGCAGCGCGTTTATCACGGCTTGCAGGTGAGCATTTGTCATGTTGCGTGGAATGCTCATGCCACATCCTCCGGCAGATCGAAGCAGGTCAGCCGCACCACGCGCCCGGTTGCGACCAACTCGGCCAGCTTGGCTGCGATCTTGTCGTCAGCCATATTCATATCCTCGGCGATCTCTTCGACGGTGGCGCGGCCATCAGCTTGCAAGTTGCCGAGGATGAAGGCACCAAGCGTATCATCCCGTGATACAGGCGTGGCATCCTCCAGCGAGATCGCCAGCCACGGCGTCTTGTCGGGCTGGGTCATGTTAGGGACGAGCTGCGCCATGACCTTCTGGCCGGGGCGCAGGCTGGCATCAAGCGCCAGCTTGCTGGGGATAAAGACGTTCTGCGTCATGTCGTCGGCCAGCACGGCGAAGGCGGTGCCAGTGGCTAGCTTGTTAGTGATAAGGATCTCAGTCGGTAGCATTGTTCTTTTCCAGTTCTGCTAATTGATCTTTGGCGTCGCGGGCATACAGCCAGTATCTCGTTATGTCCTCTCCCACCCATGAGGGTCTGACCCCGGTCCCGTATTTGCTTTCCAAATCTTTGATCTGTTGTTCTTTCACAAAGATGAATGCGCGGAGTTTGTCTGCCTCGGTCATCACATCACCCCCAGCCTATCCAGTGCGAAGAACGATTTCCGGTACGATGAGATCAGGCGGTCAACGCGGCTGATCTTGTCTTGAATTTGCGGGCTGTGCGCGGCTTCCCTGCCATCGTTGGTCAGCGTCTCGCGGTAATCCCACAGCGCGGTCAGCACGATGTGGGTGTCGTTGGCTCCTAGTCTGATTGCCATTTTACCACCCCATACCGTGAGCGAAGACGAAGCCAGCCCAGAGCAGGCCGAAGATTGCGATGGCCCCGATCAGGTCGGCGGCGATGTCTCGAATACGCATTATTTGATCTCCTTGTTGGCGTTGATGGCAGAAGCCAAGCGCAGGCGCAGTTCAGCGCGGCGCAGGTAGAACATCATCTCGCCAGTGTCGTGGTAGTTCGGGTCACGGTTTGAGTAACTGCTCTCAATGTCTCGGTCGATGCACTCCAGAGCCGCTTCGGCCTGCTCTAGCGTGATGAGGATGGTTGGGTCTGACATGTTGCTAGTCTCCTTGTTTGTTGGCCTTCAGGATGCCAGCCCCGCAGGGCTGGTCACCAGAAAGTCAAAAGTTGTAGTCGTGGAATTTGCGCGGCTGCGGCTCAATGCTGGCCTTGCCGTAGGCTGTCCAGAAGCGGCCATCCTTGCGCTTGTTGGCTTTGATGGTGTGGCCGTCCTCGTCAGACTTGATGATCCACTTCTGGTCGCCTTGGTTGGCGCAGTGGCCAGCGAAGCCGCCGACGTGCCACTCGGCTTTCCAGCTTTGATCTTTCTCGCACTTCATGGAGCGCAGCGTGAGCCGCTTGCCGCTGGGGCTGATGCCGATGATTTCATAAGGGGTGGTGTCGGTGTAGCCGTGGACGTTGGCGTAAGCTTTGATCGAAGGGGTCATGGTAGTCTCCTTGTTTGCTAGTTGGATTAGGCGAAGAAGATTTCGCGCATCGCGGCGGTGGCCTCTTCGCGAGAGCAGTAATATTCGTCGCACACGCTGATCCCGTTTACCGGGCAGTCGATGACAATAGACCAGATCTCACGGTCGATGCCGTCGAACTCGACAATATCTTTCTCAATGCTGACGCTGCGGGTGGTGTCGCTGATGATGGCTTCGCGCATTTGGTCGTCTCCTTGTTTGCTAGTATGTCGTTCACGAAAACAACGTAATGTCAGCATTCGCAGATTACAAGCCACTAAAATTGCGCTGGCGAAATCTTTTTATCTTGCCATCTGCCAGGCAAAGGGCGCATAGATTGCGTCACCGAAACAGGAGGCCAGGATGGTCTACACAATCAAGGAGCTGCGGCTGATGCTGGCCGATCGCCCGCTGCAATCGGTCGCTGCAGCCGCTGGCGTCAGCCACGTCACGCTCTGGCGGCTGGTCAAAGGCCGGCAAGAAGCCAAGGAAACGACGCTCATCAAGCTTACCGACTACGTCAACAAGGCGATGCACGATGGTTAATGGCCGAAACAAAGGCGCCAACTTTGAGCGCGAGATCGCGCAGCTCCTGCACCAGGAGCTGGGCATCAAGTTCGCACGAGATCTGCGGCAGTATCAGCAAGCCGAGTACGGCGACCTGATCACCGACGATCCGGCTTGGCCCTACCTGCTGGAGCTGAAGCGCTACAGTGACGGCCCGATCGGCGGCCCGAACACTTGGTGGCAGCAAGCCTGCGCTGCAGCTGACAAGGCGCACAAGCAACCCGTCGTCATCTACAGGTACGATCGCCAGCCCATCCGCTGCGTCCTCATGCTGCAAGGCGTCAGGGCCGACGTGAACTTCGATGACTTCTGCTACCTGGCAAGAGAAAGGATGGCCCATGACGCAATGTTCTGACGGCTTCACCAAGCACAACATCGACCACCTGTCTGCATCCAGCATCAACCTTTGGGCCAATGCGCCTGACGTATGGGTCATGCAATACCTTCACGGCAAGCGCACACCGATGGGACCAGCCGCATGGCGTGGCATCTGCACTGAAGACGCAGTGGCCGCCACGCTACTCGGCAACCCCATCACTCAAGCCATTGATCAGGCTGTCGAAAAGTTTGACGGCAAGTATCGCATCGGCGATGAGGCTACCACCCGTGAGCGCGATCGCATCAAACCCATGACCGAGCTGGCGGTGGCCGAGCTGGAGAAGTACGGCAAGCCACACTTCCCAGAAGTGGAAGAAGGCGACCACCACCAGAACAAGGTGGAGATCACAGCCAAAGGCGACAACTGGACCATCCCGGTGATCGGCTACCTGGATCTGGTCTACCCAGATCACGGTCTGGTGATCGATCTCAAAACCACTGGCCGCATCCCAAGCCAGATGTCGCCAGAGCATCAGCTTCAACGCGCCATCTACGCCAAGGCCAACGGCAACATGGCCGTCAAGTTCCTGTACGTTAGCGAGAAGAAGATCTCGCTCTTGGAAGACGGCGACCCGACCGAGCTGCTGGCAAAGGCCAAGGCCCAGATCTTCCGCATGGAAGCCTTCCTGGCCCGCCTCGACAAAGACGAAGCCAAGGCGATCGTGCCGGTCAACCCGTCGTCCTTCTACTGGTCCGGCAACGAAGAGCTTCGCAAAGAATTCTACGGCATCTGATGCCGTGATCCGAGCCTGCCGGCAGCAGGCATTCCTCGGCGCACAAGCGCCCGACAAGAAAGGCACTACCCATGTTTGCACTAGACACAGGCGGCAACGGCGCCAATGGTCCCTTCCTGCAGTGGTCCGCACGCGGAACCCAATGCGGCACCATCGGCCCGAAGTCCTTCTACATTCGGTCGGCTGACAGCAAGACCGCATACGACGCCACCAAAGGCATGGTCCTCGACATCGAAAAGATGAAGACGGGCTGGCAGAAGTCGGAAGGCATTGCCGGCGTGGCACCCGAGTGGAAGTGGAACCCCAGCCCAGCGCAGATGCTGCCCTCGCCCAGCGATGATTGGAAGAAGGGCTTCAGCATCAATGTCGCGATCGGCGGCGGTGAAACCGCAACCTGGGAACAGGCAGGCACAGCCGCATGGCAAGCCCTGACAGATCTGGCACCGACGCTGCAGCAGCAGCCAGCGCCCAACATGCTGCCCCTCGTGCGCTTGGCCAACACCAGGGCCATGCAGTTCAAGCGCGGATCGACCATCAGCCCCGTGCTGGAGGTGATCAAGTGGGTGCCGCGTCCCGATTGCATGAAGGAAGGCGCAGCCGGCGGCATTGCTTTGGAGCCTGCACCAGCTCCGGCACCTGCGCCCAAGCCTGCACCAGCTCCGGCGCTGGCGGGCATCGATCCCGACACATTGGAGTTTTGAAGATGAAACCTGCGGATAGACAAAACCTTCAAAAGTACATCGAAGATCGCAGCGTCATTGAACCTAATTCAGGTTGTTGGCTGTGGCTTTTGTCTGATGGAAGCCATGGATATCCGCAGGGTTCGATGCCAGATGCAACTGGACAGCGTGTGTCTCTTGCACACAGGATGTCGTACCTGGCGTTCAAAGGTGAAGTGCCGAATGGTTACGACATAGATCACCTTTGTCGCATTAAATGTTGCGTCAATCCCGATCACCTAGAGGCGACCACCAAACACGCCAATCGTGCGCGGCAAAACGGGAAAAAAGTTTCTGCCCATCACACAGTGACAGATGGATGCACGACGTGCGGAGCAACTTATCGTGTTGTCGGCAATGCGATTGTCTGCCCAGAATGCAAAAGTCTAGCGCAGGCGAGATACAAGCGGCGCAAGCTTGAGAGCGCATAAAAAAGCCCCCAGCGCAGACACGCTGGGGGCAAGTTATCCAGGCAGGAAGAGTGTCAAACAGGCCAGGAAGCCACGGGAACAATACAATGCAAGACAAACTACTGCAAGCACAGCCTGACCAGATCGAAAGCTTCATCCGCTACATCACAGACGGATGGGATGAGGTCGGCCCAGCACAGATAGAGCTGCGCTGCATCTCGGCCACCAGACAGGTCAGCGCCGCACGCTTCAAGCACACCGACATCAACGACGCAGTGCAGCACGCGCAGGCCATGAACGCGGCGCACCAGAACGTCTACATGTGCATCAACCCAATCAGATGGGACGCCCAGATCCCGGCGGGCAAAGCCGCCAAGGACACCGACATCCTGGCCGCCCTCTACTGCTTCGCAGATGCCGACAGCGACAACTCCATGCGCAACGTCGTCGCACTGGCAGGCCCGCAGTTTACCATGAGCGTCAAGACAGGCACGACGCCCTATGTCCGAGGCCACGCATACTGGCGCCTCGAAGAGCCGTGCTACAACCTCGACGCATGGCGTGGCGTGCAGGCCAGCATCGCCGCCAGCCTCGGAACAGATCCAGCCGTGATCAACCCATCCCGCATCATGCGCGTGGCCGGCACCGTGTCATGGCCAAACGACGACAAGAAGAGCAGAGGCTACCAGCCCGAGCTGACAACCTTGCGCACAGAGTTCAGCACCGATCGCGATCCTGTCCCCTTCGAGCGGATGATGCGAGCCTTCCCGCCCACACAGCAGCGCACCACAGCATCAGCCGACGCACCCGCAGGCACAGGCATCCAGATCGATCTGGGCCAGCAAGCTATGGACCGCGCCCTCGCAGAAGCCGACATCCTGCAAGGCAACAACTGGCACGCCAACATCATCCGCCTCGTCGCCTCATACGTCTCACGCGGCCTGGCCGACAGCGAGATCCACGCCCTCACCGATCGCCTAACCCTCACAGGCTACACCACCGAAGACACACGCAGAGAAGTGCAACAAGCGATCGACGGCGCCAGAGCCAAGGGCTGGACACCGCAGCCCGATCCCGTCCAGCAAAAGATGGCCGAGCAAGTGCCAGCCCAAACCTTTGACGCGCCAGCGCCAGAACAACAGGCCGACCAAGCAACCTGGCCAACCCCGATCGAAGACTTCAACCCGCTCACCCTGCCACGCAGGCAGTGGATCTACGGTCGAACCTACATCAGGGGCTACGTCAGCCTCACAGCATCAGCCGGCGGCATCGGCAAGACCAGCCTCACAATGGTCGAGGCCGTCGCCATAGCCACAGGCCGCAAGCTCCTAGACCAAGACGTTCACGAGCGCACAAAGGTCTGGCTGGTCAACCTCGAAGACCCGCGCAGCGAAAGCCTCCTGCGCCTCGCAGCCGTCATGCAGCACTACAGCATCGCTCACAAAGATCTGGCAGGCTGGCTTTTCCTCGACGGGGAAGATGACATCCGCATCACACTGGCCGCCGAAACAAGAGACGGCGTGACAGAGAACGACGCGCTGCTGAACTACATGATCAACAAAGTCAAAGCCTTGGGCATAGGGGTGATCCTGATAGATCCCCTGATCAGTGCGCACATGGTCAATGAGAACTCCAACATGGCCGTGCAGGTGGTCGTCGCCATGCTGCGCAAGCTGGCCAGAGAGACAGGCGCATCCGTCCACCCAGTACACCACATCCGCAAAGGCAACGGAGACGATGCAACAGTCGATAGCGTCAGAGGCGCCAACGCCCTCATCGGCGCAGCCCGAGCAGCCAGAGTACTGAACAAGGTATCCGAAGAAGCCGCCGAAAAGCTGGGCCTCGAAGGCGATGCAGGCAGAGGCATCTTTAGAGCAGACGATGCCAAATCAAACCTCGCAGCACCGGCAGACAAAGCCACCTACATGCAAACCATCGGCGTGCAAATCGCCAACGGCGAACACATCGCAGTCGTGCGCACCGTCAACCTGCCAGATGCCTTCGAAGGCGTCACAGCAGAGGCCGCAATGAAGTGCCAGCGTGCCATCGGCAAAGCAGCCGAAGACGAACCACTCAGAGAAAGCTCACAAGCCAAAGCCTGGGTCGGTCACACCATCGGAGAGATCCTCGACATCGACACCACAGAGAAGTCAGGCAAAGGCCGCGTCACAGCCATCCTCAAACAATGGGTCAAGACAGACGTGCTGCGGGTCGAGAAAATGCCAGACCCACGACAAGGACGAGAGATCTCAGTGGTGGTCGTAGGCACATGGATCAACCGCGATGAGGCCGGATTGTGAGCCAGAAAAGCGTGACAAAAAAGCATCCTCACCTGCTGTTTTTAGGTGAGGAAAAGGTGAGGAAAGGTGAGGAAGAATACCACCTGAACCTTACCTCCTCACCCCCCCTATATAGGGGTGAGGAAGGTGAGGAGGTGAGGAAGGTAAGTGAGGTGGTGAGGTGAGGAAGACAAGAGGAGAGACATCGTGACAGAACAGAGACCGCAAAAGCCAAGGCGTGAGAGGAAGTCGGATCGGCTCATCCATCCAGCCGCAACGGCAACCCAGATCATGTGTGACTTTGCACTCGCACCGTTTGATCGCATGGCAAGTGACATGGACCACAAGTGGGGCATCGATCGGCTCGTTGAGCTGGTGCCGGCAGACGTGGCGGCAAAGTACGGCTCAGCAATGGCCAAGCTCAACGCTGCGATCGATGCGCAAGATCCAAATGAGGTGGCGACCAGAGCATCGGTTTGCGTGAGAGGGATGCAGGCTATGGATCAGATAGCCTCGCAGGCTCACGGAGAGCCTCCTACAGCGCAGGTGTGGGTTGTTGAGGCAGATGGGTATACCTTCGGCCTGATGCGCGATCCTAGGGCCTGGCAGAGAGCGCAGGAGGCGTATCCAAAGCTTGAGCTGATCACCGAGCGCGAAATGGTCCTAGCGCTGACCATGTACCGACGTAGCCTCGCCAAAGAAATGATCGACGCAGCCAAGGCAGCATTCCCAGGCGCAGAGGTCACAGCCATCAGAGACATGGAGCTGGAAGATGACTTACCTTTCTGACCACGAGGCAATCATCACCACAGATACAGCCGTCATCCTCACCACAAGGCCAGACGGCGTCTACGTCTGGCAACACGGAACACCGATCGGCAAACTGCCAGCAACAGCCTGCCTGAACTTCATCAGGCAAATCCTCAACACAGTGGATCTCAAAACATGAACAAGCTCGAAGCTTGGCGCAAAGCCAAGAACCTCACATACCAAGACATGGCACAGCGACTAGGACATCCAACCACCGGCCTGGTCACCAGATGGTGCCTGCATCCAGACCACCAATCCTACCTGAACCCAGAACCTGAGCATCAAGTACACATCCAAATGATGACCCTGGGCGAAGTCACACCAAACACTTGGACCGATGGGCAGATTGATGTACCATCCACCAAACCCCAAGGAGGACGAAATGGGCGGAAACAATAAAGGCCATGTGGTCAAAGTCACAAAGGCCATCATGACCGAAGTCGCTGAACGCATGGCAATGGGCGAAAACCTCCTGCACATCGTGGACGATCCACACATGCCATCCTATCGCGCCATCACATCAGCCGTCGCACGCGATGAGCAGATGTTCGAGATCTACCGCCAAGGCCGCATCATGCAAGCCGAGTGGCACAGCGATCGCATCAACAAACTCGCAATGGCCGAGCTGCCAAAGACACACGCAGACGGAACGCCATGCGATGGACGCTGGCTTGGCGCAGAGATCCAGCGACGCAAGCTGGAGATCGAAACGCTGCGATGGACACTGGCACGCAGCCAACCGCATGGCATCAGAGACCGCAAAGAAGATGCTCCTGCGCAGCAGTCGATCACCATCAGTTGGGCGGGAGGAGATCACGCGGTTGATGCGAAGGCAGGTGAATGACCTATATATCAGACGCGCTGCCTGCCGAATTACGCGCGGGTGGTGCGGCTGCTCTGGCATATTACATAATGTGTCTTATCGGATAATGGAATGCAGCGTTATCAATGGGTTAGCGATGGGCGGATTATCCGATGCGACACCCCGACAGCTTGGCGTTATGAATGGCTTGGCTGTCGGGGATGTGCTGGCTGCAAAGCATACCCCCCGTGATTTTCCGCAGCAATATCAATGGCCTACCCGGTCGGGACCGCTAGAATTCACGGCCCCGACCCCCCACCCCCCGCCAGACGACCCGCCGATCTATAGGGCGATATGACGGGTCTACGAAACATCCACACACTGAGGCTGCCATGTCTTCCAAGATCCAGAACGTCGTGATTCCGTATGCCCCTCGGCCATTGCAGCGTGAGTTGCACGCGCAGATGGATGCCAAGCGGTGGGGTGTGGTTGTGTGTCACCGCCGATTTGGCAAGACGGTTTGGGCGATCAATCACATTTTGCGTGATGCGATCATGTCGCAGAAGTCGAATCCTCGGTATGCGTACATGGCGCCCACCTACAGGCAGGCGAAGAACGTGGCGTGGGATTATTTGAAGCAGTTTGCTGGTGCGATTCCTGGTGTGAAGTTTCACGAGACGGAATTACGGTGTGACTTGCCGACGGGTGGTCGGATTAGCTTGCTCGGTGCTGAGAACCCCGACAGCCTAAGAGGCATTTACTTGGACGGCTGCGTGATGGACGAGGTTGCGCAGATGCCTGAGAATGTTTTCCCTGAGGTTATTCGTCCTGCTTTGTCGGATCGAAAGGGTTGGGCTGTGTTTGTTGGCACGCCGAAGGGTCACAATGCTTTTTACGATTTGTATGAGCAGGCCAGCGGCAATGACGATTGGCTGTGTGTTGTGAACAAGGCCAGCGAGACGGGTATCTTGGATGAGGAGGAATTGACGGCTGCGCAGCAGACGATGACGGATGACCAGTACCAGCAGGAGTTTGAGTGCAGTTGGAATGCGAACATTCCTGGTTCGATTTATGGGAAGGAGTTGGAGGCTGCGCAGGCTGGTGGTCGGATTTGCAAGGTTCCGTATGATCCTGCGCATAGGGTTGATACGTGGTGGGATTTGGGGGTTGGGGATAGCACGGCGATTTGGTTTACGCAGACGGTTGGTCGTGCGGTACATGTGATTGATTTCTATGAGGCTCGGAACGAGGGCTTGCCGCATTATTGTGAGGTGTTGAACAAGCGGGGATATTTGTACGGGACACATAATGCGCCGCATGATATAGAGGTTCGGGAGTTGGGAAGCGGGAAGAGTCGGCGTGAGGTTGCTTGGGACTTGGGTTTGAACTTTCGGGTTGTGCCTAGGTTACCGATTGAGGATGGCATTCATGCGGCTCAGATGTTGATCCCGCGTTTGTGGTTTGACCGGGATCGGTGTAATGTTGGTTTGGAGGCATTGCGGTCGTATCATCGTGCGTACAATGAGCGGACGCGGAGTTTTCGGGCGAATCCTGTGCATGATTGGACGAGTCATGCGTCTGATGCGTTTCGGTACTTTGCGGTTGGGTATAGAGAGGCTGGGCCTATGTTGAAGGCCCCACAACGGCAGGCGGAGATGGATTACGATCCGTTTGCGGCATGAGGTGATGAGATGGTGAAAAGCTTTGGGGATGTGATGCGCGATATTGGTCGTGCGTTGGGGTTTGGCGGTGGTGGCGGTGGTGGCGGTCAAGGAACTGGTCCTGGCGCTAATAGCGGCAACCTTGGCTCCTTGCTTTCTGGCCCATCGACCGGCTCGCTTGGACTTCCGTTTGGCAATTCCAGTTCTTCTGCGGTTACGGCTGTCGGAGATCGCGATCGCGATCGGGATCGTGGCGGTCGTGACAGGGATGGTCCGGCAACGCCTGTAGATCCTAAGAAGCCTGTAGATCCTGAGAAGCCTGTAGAGCCTGTAGAGCCTGTAGAGCCGCCAAAGCCGCCAAAGCCGCCAAAGCCGGTCAATCCGAGTGACATGACTTCCACTGGTCCTGTTGAGGACGCTGCGATTCAGAGTGTTCAGGGGGGCCAGGCGTCCACGATTTTGACGAGTGCGCAGGGTTTGTTGGCTGCAGAAGAGCCGATGGGCTTGCTGCGTCGTCGCCGATCGCTGATGGGCGGGGGCTTGATCCAATGATGAATGGCAAGATGATTGCTGGCATGATGGGGCGCAAGTCGAACCAGGTTGCCAAGGGCATGTCGGCGTCTATTGACGTGGATCCTCTGGAGCGTTTGGAGCAGAAGATGGCTGGCCGCACTGAGGGTGGTGCGGTTAAGAAGAAGACGAAGGAAGATCGTGCGCGTCGGTCTTTGATGTCGAGCTATGGGGGCATGTGATGCAGGTTGATCCGCTGGTTGCGAAGCTTGATCGTCGTTATCAGGACTTGTCGAATTCCCGGTCGAATTGGGAGAAGCACTGGCAAGAGCTTGCGGATTACATGTTGCCGCGCAAGGCTGACATTACGAAGAAGCGTACTCAGGGTGACAAGCGCACTGAGTTGATTTTTGACGGCACGGCCATTCACGCGGTTGAGCTGTTGTCTGCTTCGTTGCATGGGATGATGACCAGCCCGAGTACGCCGTGGTTTTCCCTGCGGTATCGCAACACTGGTTTGCAGCGCAATGACGCGGCGAATGAGTGGTTGGAGGTGTGCATCGACCAGATGTACCAGGCGTTTCATCGGTCGAACTTCCAGCAGGAAGTGCATGAGCTGTACTATGACTTGGTGGTGTTTGGCACGGGTGCCATTTACCTAGACATCGATGAAGATAATTTGCGGTTTGCAACTCGGCACATTGCCGAGATTTGCATTTCTGAGGACTCGCGCGGTGTCGTTGACACGGTGTATCGCAAGTTCAAGATGACGGCTCGGGCTATGGCGCAGCAGTTTGGGGACAAGTTGCCCACTGGCGTGCTGAATGACGTGAAGAACGAGCCGTACAAAGAGCATGAGATTGTCCATGTAGTTTATCCGCGTGGTGAGACGAAGGGCAAGGCGGCGAAGAACAAGCCGGTTGCGTCGGTTTATTATCACAAGGCGACCAAGGCTCTGTTGTCTGAGAGCGGGTTTGACGAATTCCCGTTCATGGTCCCTCGATTTGTGAAGGATTCGGTTTCGACGTATGGCCGATCGCCCGCCATGACGGCGCTGCCGGACGTGAAGATGCTGAACAAGATGTCGGAGACGACGATCCGTGCGGCTCAGAAGCAGGTGGATCCGCCGCTGATGGCGCCGGATGATGGGTTTATACTGCCTGTTCGCACGACGCCTGGATCTTTGAACTTCTACCGGGCCGGCACGCGCGATCGGATTGAGCCTTTGCAGATTGGCGCGAACAATCCGCTTGGTTTGAACATGGAAGAGCAGCGCCGGATGGCTATTCGCCAGGCGTTTTATGTGGATCAGTTGCTGTTGGCGCAGGGTTCTGCGATGACGGCGACCGAGGTGTTGCAACGGAATGAAGAGAAGATGCGGTTGCTTGGGCCGGTTCTGGGCCGTTTGCAATCGGAGCTGCTGCAGCCTCTGATCTCTCGCTCCTTTGCACTGCTCCTCAGGGCCGGTCTTCTCCCTCCCGCCCCTGAGGAGCTACAAGGTCAGGACATCGACATTGAGTATGTGTCGCCGCTGGCGAAGGCTCAGAAGCTGACGGATCTGCAGTCAATGCTGCGCGGGTTTGAGGTAATGATGCAGGTGGCCGAGATTGCGCCTGTGATGGATTACTTGGATTCTGACAAGCTGGTGCAGTATCTGGTCGAGGTGACGGGCATTCCTGCGCGGGTTATCCGATCGGATGAAGAGGTTGCCCGTATTCGCCGGCAGGCTCAGCAGGCGCAGCAACAGCAGGCGCAGATGCAGCAGGCGATGATGCAGAGCGAGCAGGCCAAGAACGTGGCGCCGCTCGTTAAGGCTGTGGGCGGCTTGCCTGAGGGCATGGTATGAAACAGATTGAAGAGATGAAGCTGGCGTATCGTCGGACCTTTAACACCGAAGACGGCCAGAAGGTATTAGCTGACCTCAAGTCGCGGTTTGCGTTTGAGGCCAGCACGTTTGTTCCTGGCGATCCTCACTATTCCGCCTTCAAGGAGGGGCAGCGTGATGCTGTGCTTTTGGTCGTCAGGATGCTCTCCGAAGGTGGGATTAGGGAAAACACATGAGCGAAGAGACAACCCAGGGCGCTGGATCTCAAGAAGTCGCGACCGCAGCTCCGGCTGCACCTGTCGGGTTCTTTGACAGCCTGCCAGATGATTTGCGGGCTGAGCCGAGCCTGCGCAATTTTACTGACCCTGTTTCGCTGGCCAAGAGCTATGTACATGCGCAGCGGATGATCGGCGCGGACAAGATTCCGTTGCCTGGCAAGTCGGCCACGGATGATGAGTGGCGCCAGGTTTACAAGCGGTTGGGTGCGCCTGAGGATCCGAAGGGGTACGAGATCAAGCTTGGCAAAGACGTGATGCGTGACGCTGAGCTTGATGCGTTTCGTGCTGCGGCCTTTGAGGCTGGTCTGAACGGCAAGCAGGCTGGGCGGATTGCTCAGTTCTTGGAAAGTGCGGTCACTCAATCGCGTGCTGACCTTGAAAAGAACTCCGAGTCTGTGCGCTATGAGGGCGAGCAGGAGCTGCGCCGCGAGTGGGGCCAGGCGTTTGACCAGCAGGTGCAGCTTGCGCACAAAGCGGCTGTCACGTTCTTGGGCAACACTGAGCTGCTTGATACGGTCGAGCTGGCTGATGGCCGGCTGTTGGGCGATCATCCGGCGATCGTGAAGATGTTTGCAAACCTTGCGCGAGAGATCGGCGAGGACAAATTGTTGGGCGAAGCAAGCGAGCTTGTGATGACCCCGACAGAAGCTCAGAGCAAGATCTCTGAGATTACTAGACAGGGAACCCCATATTGGGATAAATTGCACCCTGAGCATCGTGCGTATGTCGATGAGGCTCTTCGCCTTAGAGAGTACATGTGATGCAGCGGACAATCTTCGGACCCGCGCACCAAGCTTGTGAGACAGGCGGATTGACTGCCCAAGCAGTAAGCCCGACCCCGCATGGGACAATCGAGCGTAGCACCCTGAAACCTTTGTTGGAGTGAAGACAGATGTCTACTCAAATCACTACGGCATTCGTCAATCAGTTTTCCTCGAACGTCCAGATGCTCTCGCAGCAGATGGGTTCGCTGCTGCGCAATGCGGTAGACGTGGAAACTGTGAACGGCGAAAAAGCCTTCTTCGACCAGGTCGGTAGCGCTGCTGCTGTCCTGCGCACGTCGCGTCATGCGGACACCCCCCTGATTGATACGCCGCACTCGCGTCGTATGGTCACCATGTCGGACTTCGAATATGCCGACCTGATTGACGACCAGGACAAGGTTCGCCTGCTTGTCGATCCGACCTCGACCTACTCGCGTGCTGCTGCTGCAGCTATGGGTCGTGCGATGGACGACGTGATCATCTCGGCTGCTCTTGGCACCGCGTTGACCGGCAAGGACGGCGGCACCTCGACCTCGTTCGCCACTGCAACCAACCAGATCGCCGCTGGCGCCACTGGCTTGACGCTGGCGAAACTGATCCAGGCCAAGGAAATCCTTGACGCTGGTGACGTTGATCCGTCGATCCCGCGCTACATCGCGGTCTCGCCGAAGCAGATCACGAACCTGCTGAACAGCACCACGGTTACCTCGTCGGACTTCAACACCGTCAAGGCTCTGGCGATGGGCGAAATCAACAGCTTTGTTGGCTTCAACTTCATCGTCACCAACCGCCTTGGTGTTGATGGTTCGGCTGCTCGCCGTGTCATCGCTTTTGCGATGGACGGCATCAAGCTGGCAGTTGGCCGTGAGCCGACCGCACGCATTGATGAGCGTGCTGACAAGTCGTATGCGACCCAAATCTACTATGCGATGACGCTTGGCGCCACCCGCATGGAAGAGAAGAAGGTCGTTGAAGTCCTCTGCACTGAATAAGGAGAAGAGCAATGGCTACTGTTTATTCTGCGCAACGCACGAACACTCGTGCAAACCCGACCGTTAAGAACCAGGCCAACGAACTTGGTGGCCGTGTTCGTATCGCGCACGGGACTTATGAGGCTTCCTCGCTGGCTTCGGGCGATGTGATTGAGATGTTTGTCCTGCCGGACAACGCTCGTCTCATCTCCGGCTTCTTGGCAAATGATGCTCTCGGCTCCTCGACCACTGTGTCGGTTGGCTATGCAGCTCACACCAGCTCTGCTGGCGCTGCTGTGTCGGCTGCTGCTGCTGGTTACCTGGCTGCAACCTCGACCTCTTCGGCTGCCAAGACCGCTGTCCTGGCAACCTTGGCTTTGGGTTCGGGTTCGGTGGTTGACGCGAATGCCAACGGCATGACCGTCACCGCGACGATGGGCGGGGCTGCCGGCACCGGCACCATCGAACTGACCATCATGTACGCTCTGGACTAAAAAAACTAAGGGGGCGGGCAACTGCCCCCTTACCACCACAAGGGGCGATCCGATGACAAGTACAGTTGATATTGCGAACTACGCGCTCAACATGATCGGTGGCTCGAACATTTCTAGCTTTGATGAAAACAGCAAGGCAGGGCGCCTGGTCAACCAGCGCTATGGATCTGCCCGTGATGCTGTGTTCCGTTCACATCCTTGGAATTGCCTGATCCGCCGGGCCGAGCTGGCCCAAGAGACGCAGGCTCCCGTATTCGGGTATACCTACCAATACGCCTTGCCGACCGAGCCGTACTGCTTGCGGGTTCTGGAGTTTAGCAACGGCTCGCTGTCCTATCCGCAAGACAACATGTTCTCCAATCGTGGAGGCCCGGTGTTTGTCATTGAGGGGCGTAAGCTTCTTACGGACGAAGGCACGGCTCGGATCAAATATACTGCGCGAGTGACTGACCCGCAGGAGTACGATGCCAGCTTGGTTGAAGCTCTGGCTGCGCGTCTGGCGATGGAGATCGCCTATGCTGTCACTGGATCGACCACGGTCGTGCAGCTCATGACGGCGCTCTACGATGAGAAGCTGCGCGAGGCTCGGTTTGTTGATGCGACAGAAGGTGCGCCGCAAAAGATTGAGGCAAGCGACTTTATCGAATCGAGGTTCTGATGGCTCGTTCAGCACCGGCTCTAAGCGCATTCACAGCAGGTGAGATCTCGCCCCGGCTTGAGGGCCGGATCACGCTTGAGAAGTACAGAGAAGGCTTGTCTGAGCTGACCAACATGGTGGTTATGCCGCATGGCGGCGTGACCCGCAGACCAGGCACTGAATTCTTGGGCGAGGTTAAGAACAGCGCAGCCAAGGCTCGGCTGATCCCGTTTCAGTTTAAGACGACCGACACCTACATCTTGGAGTTTGGGCCTGAGACCATGCGGGTTTACCGCAACGGCTTGCAGGTTCTGACAGGCTCGGCCAAGACGATCACGGCTGTGACGAAAGCCAACCCCGGTGTGATCACGTCCAACTCGCACGGCTTCAGCGATGGCGACGAGATCTACATCGAAAGCGTTGGCGGCATGACCGAGCTGAATGGCCGGAACTACATTGTAGACAACGCGACGACCAACACGTTCACGTTGACCGATCTGTTCGGTGTGGCGATCAACACGACAGCTTTCACCACGTTCACCTCGGGCGGCACGGCTGATAAGATTTACCAGATCTCCACCCCATATGTTGAGGCGGATCTGTTTCAGCTTCGGTACGCGCAATCGGCTGACACGATGTACATCGTGCATCCCAGCTACGACATTCGGGTTCTTGAGCGCACTGGTTCTGCGTCTTGGACGCTGACCACCGCTACGATTATTGGCACGCCCAGCCCTGCGCTGAGTGGCTCAAACAATCGCCCCAGCGTCGTTACGTTCTTTGAACAGCGCTTGGTGTTTGGTGGATCAAACAACAACCCTCAGACCCTGTGGTTTTCCAAGAACGGGAACTACCTGAACTTCACGATCGGCTCGGCGGCTGATGACGCACTGATCTACACGATCGCGTCAAGCCAGATGAACGCAATCCGATACATCTCGGCAACCAGGGTTTTGACCGTGGGAACGGCTGGCGGTGAATATGTCGTCACGGCTACCAGCGCTGGACCGATCACGCCGACAACGACCTTGATCCGCAAGTACTCGAACTATGGCACGTCGGCCATTGAACCAGTTCAGGTCGCAGATGTGACGTTGTTTCTGCAACGCGGCAACAGGAAGATCCGAGAGCTGAAGTATGTCGGCGATCTCAACGCAGATGCCTACACGGCCCCAGACATGTCGATCTTGGCCGAGCATATCACCGAGGGCGGCGTAACTCAGTTCGCCTACCAGCAAGAGCCTGACAGCGTTATCTGGATGGTTCGCACAGATGGCACGCTTGTGGGCATGACCTACCGCCGCGAGGAGCAGGTTGTTGCTTTTCACAAGCATGTGATCGGTGGCGCGTTTAATGGCGGCCAGGCTGTTGTTGAAAGCGTGGCCGTATTGCCCAGGGATGACGGCGAAGACGAGCTGTACATGGTCGTCAAACGCACGATCAGCGGTGTGACGAAGCGCTATGTTGAACAGATGAAGCCGTTTGACTTTGGCGGCGTGACCACTGGTGCTTTCTTTGTTGACAGCGGCCTGTCGTACAGTGGCACTGCGGTATCGACCCTATCTGGCCTGCATCACTTGCCAGGCGAAACGGTGTCCATTTTGGCCAATGGTGCGTCTCATCCTGACAAAACTGTCTCCAACGGCTCGGTTGCCCTAAGCTTTCCCAGCACGGTTGCAGCGATTGGCTATGGCTACACGAGCAGCATGGAGACATTGCGCATTGAGTCTGGGTCTGTGGATGGCACAAGCCAGGGCAAGCCGAAGAGGCTGCACGCTGTCACGGTTCGACTGCATGAAACGGTCGGTGCCGAGGTTGGCAGTGGTACTGACAAGCTTGATCGGATTTACTTCCGCGACAGCTCCATGCTGATGGACGAGGCTGTGCCTTTGTTCACCGGCGACAAGGACATTGAGTTTGAAGGCGGCTTTGATGATGACGACCGCATCTATGCGCGGCAAACCCAGCCGCTTCCACTGACGGTTCTTGCGCTGTTCCCGCGCATGAACACCTTCGACAAATGAGGTGAGTGATGGTGTTACCACTCTTAGCTTTAGGCGCTACTCTTCTAGGCGGCATTTCTCAAAAGAAGGCTTCTGATGCTGCTGCAGCCGAGGCAAGGAAAGCCGCCGAGTTCAATGCGAAAATCATTGAACGCGACATCGATCTGCTTGAACGTCAGCGCCAGATCTTCAATGCGAACTTCTTGGTTCAGGCTGAACGCAGCAGGAGATCCTTTGAGCGTGATGTTCAGGGCGAAGTTCGTGCTGGCTTTGGCTATGGTGGCATTGATATGTCTCATGGCACGCCGCTGCAGATACTTCGTGAGAATGCCCGCGAATTCCAGTATGAACAGGATGTGGCCGAGTTTAACAAAGAGATTGTGAACATGCAGATCTCTGACGAGCAGGAAAGCGCTAGGCTGAACGCACAGCTTACCCGGATGGGCGGACAAGCTCAGGCGTCTGGCATTCGCGCTGCAGGTACTGCGAGCCTGATTGGGGCAATCGGGTCTGCCGCATCGATCGGCTATGAATACAAAATATTTGGCAGGAGCTAATCCATGCGCATCCCAGTTTACGCCTCAAGAGCTACAGCCACTAACGAGGCTCCTGGCGCAAGCATCAGGGCGCGGATGGACCCGAATGTCTTTGTGCAGGCCAAACTGCAAAGGGGTCAGGTTGCCACTGCTGTATTCGATGAGGTTGCCAAGTACACATTGGCTCGTGCTGAAGCTGAAGCCAAGATTGAGTACAATGAGGCGATGCTTAGCGCCGAAGAAGAGATGCGCAATGTGGCTGATGGGCTGAAGGAAAGCTCACGCTTGGGCGACGTGCTGAACGAAAAAGGCACGGGTGCTTGGCAGGTCTCCATCAAGGAAATGCGTGAGCGTCTGACAGATGGATTGTCTAGTCGGACAATGACCGACGCATTCAATGCTCGCTTCAATCAACAAGAACTAACGATGCGGTTCCAACTGCGCGATGCGGTTGAATCTAACATCAAGGCCAGAGCAGCGGCTGCGGCTGCTGCCAGACAGGATGCCTTGGTCAATGCTCTTAGTGATCCCCGCATGAACCCAGAAATGGCCTCCATGCTTTTGACCTCTCAAACAGTTGAGACCGAGTCGGACATCCGCGCTGGGATTGTATCGCCAGAAGTGGCGGCGGTTGTGAACACGGCAATGGTCAATAAGATCGTTGACAATGTGACGGCTGGGTATGTCGGAGGAGATCCGACGAAAGCGCTCGCGCTGTCTCGTGCGCTGCAATATCAGGACGAAGTAAACTCCGGCGCGATGACGGCGGAAGAGGCTGCAGAACTTTCTGGTCTTGGTCCTGATGCTTCCTACACTCTGACCGTTCTGCGCATGGCTCGGCCTGACATTGCGAACAAGGCTTTGGGTGACGCGATCACGCAAGCCAACAAGATCGATGGTGCGCTTGACGAGATGCGCACTGAATTTGAGGCCAGCATCACTACGGAAAACAACAACGCCTACAACGCGCTGTTTGGTGTTAGTGCAGCCGCGCCGCCAAGCGTTGAGCTGACAGCACGCCTGCAGGCTGTTTCGCCTGATGCGTTGGCGCTGGCGGGCATTAGCCCTGATCAACCGATCAGCGGTAAGCAGTACATTGAGATTACGACCGGTCTGCTCGACCTGCGCAATGCCATTAGCCCAGAGCAACGCAAGAGCATCGACACGCACAAGAACCCCAATACTGTCGGCCCGTTTGCTTCTGACACAAACCCAGGTGTCTACTCAACCTTGCTCGAAAAGGCGAACACCGGCAACTTGACCCAAACTGTTCTCAACTCATCAAAGGGTGACCTGACGGTGAAGGATTGGGAAGCCCTGACCAACAAGATCCAAAGCGAGGCTGACGAAAGCCTGCGGGCGATTGATGATCAGGTGGCTGCAAGCTTCAAGTACAACAAGATCGCAGGCGCATCTGATGCGGCATCGAAGGAAGCCGAAGCTGCATATGCTCTTGTCAGCTCTAGGCTTCTAGCCGAGACGACCCGCAGAAAGTCTGAGGGCAACCCGATGACGCGCCAAGAGGTTTCGCAGCTCGCGCAGCAACTCACCGAAGAGCGCATGGTGTCTTATCGCGCCGGCCTTCAGGACAGCCTGCAGCAGTATCTGCAGTCTCAAAAGCAAAACGGCGTCCCAGATCTTCCTCCTGGGAATGAGCTTCCTGCGCTTGACGCTTGGTACAACTCGCTGCCAGAGCCGACATCCCAGCAGACAAGTGTGTACTATCGCGTGAAGTCTGAGATCTCGCGCACCCTGCAAATGATGGGGAACCAGTAATGGCCTACACGTTGAATGATGACACCGATGTTGAGATGACCCGCTACAATGAGGCGGCTGAGATCAAGACATACTCAGGCGCATCGGCTGAAAACGTGCGAGGCGGGTTCGTCCAGTACGACCCGATCCGCAAGGTCGAGGGCGTCTACATTGACCTGCCATCTGGCGGCAAGCTGCGCGTGGGCGATCGGCCCGTGACGCCAAAGCAATCGGCCCAGACCGACATGGTTGCTCAGGCTCAGACCCCAGAGCCTGCGCTGACATCCAAGACGCCAATCCCGGTCAAGAACGGCACACCTATTGAGAACATCCTCGGCGGTGCGAATGGCCCTGAGCTGGATGACTATCTGGCCGCTGGCTACACCGAAGCCGACGTGCAGCAGTATGAGAAGTTTGCCCTAGGCAACATCGAAGATCTGCAGGTTCCGATGAAGCTGACGCCAGATCAGATGGCGCAGTATGCGCAGCAGCCTGGCGCTGAGATGGCGATGCCACGGGAAACAAGCTTGCGTGAGAATGTGCAGGGCGCAATTTCCAACACGCTCGACCCCAACCGAGAGCCTACTGGAGCTATTGGCGATGCGATCAGTTCAGCATTGCAAAGCCTAATTGGCCAAGAAAACCTAGACGACCCAAGCGATGTCCGTGCGTTTGCCAAGCTCTTCACCGATTTCGCAGGTGTCACGGTCCCTGTGTATGGAGGTGCAGAGACCGTAGATGAGGGCGCTCGCACTTTCAATTCTGGCTACAAGATGATCAGCGATGGTATCGCATCTGGCGACACAAACATGATGAAGATTGGCGCGATTGATGCGGCAATCGGAATTGGTCTAACGACACTTGGCGTTGCTGAATTCGTGCCACTTATTAATGGCCTGACCGATCCTGCTAAAAACTTGTTGCGAGAGGCATCCCCTTTCGCAAAGAACATGCTTGCCGACGCGATCGGCGCCAGCCGTGCCATCGCCCAGGGCGACAAGGACATGCTGATGGAAATCTTCCAGCCTGCCGGCACGCCGCAGAGCTTGGGAGCTGCGGCGGTTGATGGCACTGGCGCGATCCAAGGTGGATTGCCTGGTCGCATCTCAACCCGTTTCCCAACGGCTATGAAAGCTCAAGAAGACCCGATGACCGGCACACTGGTTGTCGGTTTGGAGGAGCTGAAGAAAGAGCCGAAGTTGTTTGACTACAACGTCGGCATCACCAGAGATTACCCGAATATGCGGCCCGCTCCCGACGCAACAACGGAAGAAACCGCAGAGCAGTTCATCACGCATGTGAAGGACAACCTGCTCTATCTGCACGATCAAGTGCCAGAAGACACCCGCACGCGCAGCCAGCTCTGGTACGACGGCGCACGCAACATCACTGAGCGCTGGTCAAAAGATTATGGCGTGCCAGACACCTCAATTGCTGGCGCACTTGCGGCACTGTCTCCGCAAAAAGATTGGTATCAGAATGTGAGCTTGGCCGAGCGAGTGCTTGATGTCATCAAGCCAAAGGGCAATACGCCGACATCGTTCACCTCTGAAATGGAAGCCACGTTCAGAGGCATCGAATCTTTGAACAAACCCAAGTACGAACCTTTGCTGCAGGCCATCAAGGGCAAGTCGTATAATCAGATCACCGACCCAGATCCGGCGGTTCAAAATACGCTGCGTGCTTTGTTCGTCCGTCTGCACGACCAAACCTACAAGATCCCTGACTATCGGGTTGTGTCTCCAGAAGGTGACTTCTTGGATGTTGCACGCAATGCAGACGGATCGGCCTCTCGCGTGGCTTGGGGTTCGCTGAACGAGATCGGCAAGGCTATCGGTGCGATTGAATCGAATGGCGATGTCAACACGATCTCGCGCTTGATGGGCGAGCGGCACAAGGTCAGAAACTTCTACAACAACATCTATGACCCCAACTCGCCGTATGGCGATGTGACGATCGACACGCACGCTGTAGCCGCAGGTTTGATGCGCCCGCTATCCGGCAACTCTCTTGAGGTCGATCACAACTTCAAGAACATCAGCGTTGCTGGGCGAGGCACGACAAAAGGCTCATCGACCACAGGCATGTCTGGCAACTACGGTTTGTACGCAGAGGCGTATCGACGCGCGGCTGCAGAGCGTGGTATACTCCCACGGCAGATGCAGTCTATCACATGGGAAGCGGTGCGTGGCCTATTCCCTGACACGTTCAAGACCGCAAAGAACAATGCCGATGTCGATGCGATCTGGACAAGATACCGCAACGGCGAAATTGAAATTGACGAGGCAAGGAGTTTGGTAAGTGAGCGAGCAGGCGGTATCCGGCCCCCAACCTGGGAGCAACAGTGACGGTATTCTTGCGGTCATGCGTAAGTTCAATTTGCCCATGACCCGCGAGCAATACATTGAACTCGCATACTTTGGCGAAGCGCCTGAGATCTTTGGGTCTGAGCTAGAGGAAGAGCTGCCCGAGCAGTTCCGCAAGAAGTAACAGAGGCGCTCCAATGGCAATCGACCCCAACCAGCTTTCGACCGAGCAGATGCAGCGCTCCGCTATGGACGCTGCAGGCGCACCAACTGAGTTTGCAGGTGCGCCCGAGCAACTGACGCGGGTCGCGCAGGGTGGGGCATTCAAGGAGCTGCTGCAAAAGCTTGGCCGCAGCGTGATTGGCGAAGTGCCGCCAGCCGCTGCGCCGTCTGGAACGGGCATGGCAGATCCGCGCTTTGCGCCTGCTGTGGGTCCGACCATTGGCGCAGGCGTGGTTCAGCGGATACCTACGCCGCAAGAGCGTCGGCTATTCGCTGACATGGGAGACTTTTCTGAGCGGGCAGCCAAGGAAGCCCTGGCCCCGCAGGTGCTGTCGCCGGAAGGCGTGCAGCGGTTTCAAGAGCGTGGGCTGCAAGCGCCAGGCGTCAATGCGCCGCCGGCACCAGTGGCACCAGACGTTCTGCAATCGGCCACCGATGCGCTGAACCAACAGGCAGTTGAGGCCGCTGCAGGCGCAGAGGCTATCCGCACCGACGCGCAGAAAGCCCTGACCGCTGATGTCCGAGGCTTCCGAGCCGAAACGGCAGTTGCTCCCGAAGAGATCACCGACCCTGTTCTTGATGCTCTGTCCAAGCGCGACCTAGAGATCAAGAGCCTGCAGGATGGCGGTGACTTCAACTTCGACTACATGAACACCACGGATGATGTGAAGGCTACCATAACTGCCGTGGGAGAAACCCTTAAAGATCAACAGCTTGCTGTTACCCGTGGGGTGATCTCCAACAACACGACGATCGAAGACGCGGCCAAGCTTGCGGCTGACGAGGTCGGCCTGACCAAAAGGCTGTTTGCCCGCAAGGTCGGCGATGGATCTCTCAACGCAGCCGAAATGGTTGCGGCCCGAGATCTGCTTGTGCGCAGCGCAACCAAGCTGGCAACTATGGCCGAGTCGATCAAGACGGGTGCGGCCACATCAACCGATCGGCTGGCATTCCGCCGTCAGCTTGCGATCCATGCCGGCATTCAGCTCCAGCTCAAGGGTGCGCAGACTGAGGCGGCTCGTGCGCTGCAATCTTTCCGCATTCCTGTGTCTGGTGAGCTGAGCGCCCAGCGCATGAGCGAAGAGGCTTTGGCTGCGCTGCAAGCTTCTGGCGATGACAGCGCAACTGAGGCTCTGGCATCCCGCATCCTTGAAACTGGACGCCTGACCGAAGGGCAGCGCCTGCAGGCGATCAACGCTCTGGCCGAAAAGGGCTGGGGTGCGAAGAGTGCGGATGTCGTCAGCGAAGCCTACATGGTCGGCCTGCTGTCTTCGCCGTCAACGCAAGCCAAGAACATCATCGGCACGATCGGCTTCATGGCCGCGCAGTTGCCGGAGGAAATGTTGGCCGGAGCCTGGGGCGCAACGATCCGCAAGGTGAAAGGCAAGAACGCACCGTACAATCTGCGCGAGGATCAGGTCTACATGGCCGATGCTATGGTGCGGGTGAAGGGCTGGGTGGACAGCATCGGCGATGCCTTCAAGATTGCGTCGAAGGCATACCGCACAGAAATGCCTACCGACCAGATGAACAAGCTGGACTACAACGTCGGCGCCATCCGCTGGACGGGCGACAACAGCGGCACGTTCTATGCCAGAGCGATCGATGAATTCGGCAAACGCGCACGCATTCCATTCCGCCTGCTCTTGGGTGCGGATGAGTTCTTCAAAACAGTCAGCCAGCGCGGCGAGCTGTATGTCGCAGCGCACCAGCGCTATCAGGCTGGCATCCGCGCAGGCGAAACTCAGCAAGTCGCGAGTGATGAAGCCGGCATGGTTCTGCTTGATCCTCGGTCTGTCTCTGAGGGACTGACCTACAAGGCACGCTACGACACGATGACCCTAGACACCGGGATACTTGGCAAGGCGGCGTCCTACATCCAAGGCGTCCCTGTGCTTGGCCGGATCATCCTGCCATTCGCTACAGCGCCAACCAACGACATGCTGCGTGCTATGGAGCGGCTGCCAATCCCGATCGGCGGCAAGCGCCTGTACCAAGATCTCTTGGGCCAGAACGGCCCAAAGGCCCAGCAGCTTGCACTTGGCCGCTGGTCGATGGGATCGATGACGTTTGCCTATGTCGCAAACCTTGCAACCGAGGGCCGGGTCACTGGCGCCATGCCGGATGACGCCAAGGAGCGCCAAGCACTGCCGCCTGGCTGGCAACCTTATAGCCTTGTGCTGCGTGGAGAAGGCTTCCCGGTTGATGCAGACGGTGACGAGCTGCCAATGTATGACGAGTACGGTCGTCCTAATGGCCCGCTGACCTACGTCAACTATGCGGGCTATGGCCCCTACTCTGCAGTTGTCGGCTTGGCCGCATCAGTCCCGCAGTCGCTTGCGATGGCTCGTGATCCTGAGAAGGCGCAGTCGTATGCCACGGCTGCTCTTGGCGCTGTCGCCAATTACTACAAAGAATTGCCCATGCTGCAGGGCATCTCCCAGATCATGGACTTTGCAGAGGGCTTTAGCGTTGAGCAGATTGCTCGCAGCCCTGCATCGACTGCCACACCTCTTGGCTTCCCAAACATCTACAGCTCTCTGCAGCGCGGCATTGCACGCGGCATGGACCCTACGCGGGTGACGCCGCGTGACGATGTGGAATACTACACGATCGCAGACGTTGATGCTGGTTATGCTTCTGGCGATCAGTTGTTCACCAACCCCAATGGTTCAATCAGCTACCGCTTGGTTGGCTCGGCTAAGTCCGACGCTGGGCAGCAAATGCGGGAAACTTGGACAGCGCTGCGTGCGTATCAGCAGCAGGACAGCTTGTTTGCCGATGAGCGGGATCTGAACGCCATTCAGTACGACACGCTCGGCAACGCGATCGGCGCAGAGGATGTGAGCTTTGCAGCTCGCCCAGGCTTGGCGCTTTGGAACCTGACCACTGGCGCGATCGTCAAGCCTGGCCGCGAGTTGACTGCGGCTGAGAGCGAGATGATGCGGCTGGCCAAGGATGTTGGCGGCTGGCCAATCACCAATCCTGACAGCATCGGAGGCGTCAAGATCGGCGCTGGTGCCAAGTCTGATTTGACCCGCATCGCTAAAAATGAAGTCACTCTAAACCTTTACGGGTTGGGGTTCGCAGACTTCAGAGGATCGCTTGAGCAACTGATCTTCACGCCCGAATATTCGATGATGTCGGACACGGGCAAGCGCACTATGGTGCGAAGCCTGAACAACAAGTTCGTTGAAGCTGGCGTAGAGACTTTGCTGCAGCTACCAGAGTATGCTAACTTGGCGCAGGCTTATAGAGACCTGCAGGCCATCAAGAGTCAGGAGTAGCCATGACCGTCAGCAGCAGCACCAGTAGGGTACAGTTTAACGGCAATGGCTCGACCACTGTCTTTGCTTACTCGTTCAAGATCTTTGATGAGGATGACCTGACCGTCATCGTGCGCTCGGCCAATGGCACTGAGACTGTCAAGACCATCACCACGCACTACACTGTGAGCGGTGTCGGCAACGCAGGCGGCGGCAACGTCACGATGCTGACGGCGCCGGCGTCTGGTGAAACGCTGACCATTCTGCGCGAACAAGATCTGGTACAAGAGCTGGATCTGGTTGAGAACGATCCGTTTCCCTCTCAGTCTGTAGAAGACGCTTTGGACAAGCTGACGTTCATCGTTCAGCAACATGACGAAGAATTGGGCCGAGCAATCAAGGCGTCTCGTACCAACACAATCTCTGGCTCTGAATTTACCATCTCTGCGGCTGATCGTGCGAACAAGGTCTTTGCGTTTGACAGCTCGGGCAACGTGAGCATTGCGCAAGAGCTTGGCACCTATCGCGGCAACTGGGCGGCTGGCACGGCCTATAATCAGCGCGATCTGATCAAGGACACGTCGAACAACAACATCTACATCTGCTTGGTCGCGCACACCTCGACCGGCTCCCAGCCGATCACCAGCAATGCTGACGTGGCGAAGTGGGCGTTGATTGTGGACGCGGCTGCTGCGGCTGCGTCGGCTGCAGAAGCGGCATCGTATGTCACTGACGCCGAGACGGCTCAGACCGCTGCAGAGGCTGCGCAGGCGGCGGCTGAAGCGGCCCAGGCTGCGGCTGAGACTGCAGAGACAAATGCCGAAACGGCTGAGACGAATGCGGAGACCGCTCAGGCTGCGGCTGAAGCTGCGCAAGCTGCGGCTGAGGCTGTGTATGACAACTTTGACGATCGATACCTTGGCGCGAAATCAAGCAACCCATCCGTAGACAATGACGGCAATGCGCTGATCACTGGTGCGCTTTACTTCAACACCACCGCTGGTGAGATGCGGGTGTACAGCGGATCCGCTTGGGTTGCTGCGTATTTGCCAGCCTCTGGTTACGTCACGCTGAACGGCACTGAGACGCTGACAAACAAGACGATCACTTATGCTGACAACACGTTGACAGGCGTCGCGGGGGTCACTGCCACGCAGACGCTGACGAACAAGACGCTGACCGACCCGGCGATCATCGGCACCATCCTTGAGGATGTCTTTACGATCACCGATGGCGCGGCCTTTGAGATCGACCCCGGCAACGGCTCCATCCAGCTTATCACGCTGGGTGCCAACCGCACGCCTAAGGCCACCAACTTTGCCAACGGCGAGGCTGTCACGCTTATGGTGGATGATGGCACGGCCTACGCGCTGACCTGGACGGATGCAACCTTTGGCGGCTCTGGCGTTGTGTGGAAGACGGACGGCGGTGTCGCGCCCACGCTGAACACGACGGGCTACACGGTCATCGTACTGTTTGAAGTCGGCGGTCAAGTTTACGGCGCTCGCGTAGGAGACGCATGATGTTGGGTAATAAGGCTCTTAGTGCAGCGGCTGTCGTTTCTAGCGAAGCCGGGCAGACGCTTTTTATTGGGAAGATGATAGAAGGCGCTAGCCCTGCTCCCACTAAGCGTACTCACTCATTCGTAGTGCCTGATGGTGTCACTGAAATATCTGCTGTTTGTGTCGGCCCCGGTCAGCACGGAGAGCGCAGCGATAGCAGCGCAGATGGTGGCGATGGTGGTGACCTTCGTTATGCAACTACTCTTTCTGTAACGCCCGGTGAAACGCTCACAGTTGAGGTTGGCGACGGCTCTCAGGGTACTACTGCTGGAGTATACGGAGACCCTACCAAGATACTTCGCGGGGCAACTGTTCTGTTGGAGGCGTCAAACCGCGCTCAAGGTTCCAGTTCTACCATTTCTGGTGCCATAGGCGGCGGTAACGGCGGCGTTGCCGGAGCGCCTACTTCTACCAATGCAAGTGGTGGTGGAGGCGCTGGAGGGTACAGTGGCGCTGGCGGCGGTGGCGAGGCTGGTAATGGCACAGACTATCCGCCTTCTAGTGGCGGAGGCGGGGCTTATGGTGGAACACTGTCTGCTAGTACCGCGCAACCGGGTGGCGGCGTAGGGCTTATGGGTGCCGGACCTACCGGGTCAGAATACTATAATACGGGTACGCAAAATGCCCGTAATGCGGTCGGGTCTTACGGCTATCTCGACCCGCAAAATGGAAATAACTGCGGCTTTGGTTCTGGCGGCGGCGGGAACGACAGTGGCTCTGGAATTGCCGTGAGTGCTGGCCCCGGAGCCTGTCGAATTGTTTGGGGCAATGGTCGCAGCTACCCAAGTGATGTCGCTAATTACTTGCCTGTTCCTGCGGCTGCTTCAGAAATCGAAATCCGTTTTTACGGGGCTGTCGCGCAACAGCGTTTGTGCATGATTGACCTAAGAGACAGTGGGAACACTAACTTCTTTAGTGGATTGACGGCTGTAACTGGCGGAAGCTCGTCTTCTTTTTCCAGCATAAGTGCGGGACAGTTTACCCTTAAATCATGGCAAACTACAGACAGCACGATACTCGCGCTTTTGAAAACTACGGGCAGGACGCAAAATACTCTTTTCTATCCACCGGGATACTCTAGCACTGGTCTCGATCCTGCCGATTATATGTCGCTTTTTATAAAGCCGTCTTCTGCTACAGCTCTGAAGTCAATTACTCTGACAAGCGCGTACAACGACAGAGAATTCCGCGACCCTGTAGCTGGCCTTGCTGTCATTGCTGATGGCGTAAACATCACAAAAGGCATTGCTTGCCTGCGTGGGGACTACGTTTGGGACGGAACTTATGAAACCCTAGCGCAGACCATAACCTTCACATGAGGACAACCATGTTTGTAAAAGCCAACAACGGGGTCGCCGAAAAATTCCCCTACACAATCGGCGAACTTCGGAGAGACAACCCGGATACGTCTTTTCCGAAAACCATCTCTGACAGCCTTTTGGCTGATTTCGGCGTCTTTACTGTGTCGGAATCCGCCATGCCTTCCTACGATCCGATGACGCAAAGCGTCGAACGCGCAGCGTTACCCACGCTGACAGATGGAGTTTGGATTTGGGGATGGGATGTGCCTGCCCTGACTGCCGAGCAGATCGCAGCCCGTAACGCCGCCAAAGCTGCGTCTATCCGCCGTGAACGTGACAGCCTGCTCGCCGCGACCGATTGGATGGCTTTGTCCGACGTGACCATGAGCGCAGAGATGGCTACCTATCGGCAGGCTCTTCGTGATATAACGGCTCAAGAGGGCTTCCCGCACAGCATCACTTGGCCCACTAAACCGGAATGAGCGCGATGGAAGTTATCGACACAATCATGCAGTGGATTGTCGCCCCGGTTGCGGGATTTGTTCTGTGGATGTACCGCACGCAGCAGGACCATGCCACCAAGCTGGCTGTTCTTTCCGCCGTACACGAGGCGAACAAAGAAGCCCATGACCGGGAATTCAAGGAGCTGCGTGAGAGCTTCAAGCGCGTGTTTGAAAAGCTGGACGGCATTGAGGCCGCCTTGCGGAAGTGAAGGTGCTGCTGATCTGGGTGGGCTATACTCACCTGTGGATCGACGGGCGCATGGTATTTGTCAAGATTTGCAGGTATAGTGAGGAGGTAGCCTTGGCGGTCCATCCTCTTTATCCCTGCCCTGCGTTCTGGAGCCTGTGATGTTTGACCCAGTTTCAATCGGCATGGCTGTTAGCATCGGCAGCAAAGCATTTGGCCTGCTGAAACAAGGCATTGCGGCTGGTCGTGAAATTCAGGACATGGCGTCTCAGCTATCCGAATGGGGCAAGGCTGTCTCTGACATTGCCTACGCGGCGGAAAAAGCCAACGAGCCTCCGGGTGTGTTCCAGGCGCTGTTTGGCGGTGGCAATCAAAAGAGCGCCATCGACATCTTCGCCGCGCAGAAGCAATGCGAACAGCAGCGCAAGGAGCTGCGGCAGCTCATCAGCTACACCTACGGGAACGACGCTTGGCTGGAGTTCCAGAACATTGAGCGTCGGGTGCGAGAGCAACAGCGCGAGCAGGTCTACCGTCGGCGGGAGATCATCGAGTCGATCATGGAGTTTTTACTCTGGTGTGGTATAATCTTGGTGACCGTGGCGCTGTCTGGCGCCGGCCTGTATGTCTGGGGCCGCTACATGGGGAGGTGGTGATGTCACTTGAACACTGGATATGGCCTGCCTTTGCAATTGGTATTGCATTGGTATTCTACTTCAGCGGCGACGGCTTTTATCGCTACCCCTGCCAGGATCCAAAAAACTGGGCTGCCTTGGAGTGCCAACCGCCGATCTGCCTTCGCACCAAAAACTGCGCTGAAGACCTAACTGGAGGGGCCGCGCCATGAGCAAGAACGATCCTGATTTTCTGGAAGCCAAGCTGCGCTACTTCATTGGCGTGTCTCTAACTATGATCTTAGGCGGCAGCATCTTCATCATTCTTTACTCGCTGGTGTTCGTGACCCAGCCGCTCGGTGAGAGCAGCGAGAACGACCGGGCCTTGTTCTCTATTCTCACGCCAATCACCTCGTTTCTAGTAGGCGCTTTGTCTGGCGTACTAGCTGCGGGCAATAGTCGGAACAAGCGCGGCGACGACGAGCCGCCAACACAGGAGACGCCACAATGATCGGACGCATGATTGGAATGTTCATGGGCCGTAAGCTGAAAGAGAAGGCCGTTGATGCAGTGCTGGACAAGGTGAACCTGCCTGACCCGGTGGAGAACGCGATCAAGGCGGCGGCCACGGGCAACGTGGATGATCTGCTTGGCGGCATGGGCATGGGCAAGGACATGGCGCAAGAAGCTGTGCTTGGTCAAATCACCAAGAAGGTTCCAATCAAGAGACCGAAGAAATGAAATGGCTGGCCCTGCTCCTGCTGACGGCTGCGCCTGCTCATGCTTATGAGATCACCCGCGTGATCGACGGCGACACGGTTGAGATTGCGGTGGACTTCCTACCGAAGCCCTTGCCGCCCAAGCTGTCGATCCGTGTGATTGGTATCGATACGCCCGAGAAAGCACCTCGCGCTCAATGCGATGCGGAAGCAGCCTTGGCTAAGAAGGCCAGCGCCTTCACCAAGAACGCTGTGGCCAATGCGCTTGAGGTCGATGTCAAGATCTTGAAGTGGGACAAGTACGGTGGCCGTGTGCTGGGTGAGGTCTACCTAGACCATCAGAGCCTGGCCCAAAGCCTGATCTCTGCCGGCCTGGCTCGCCCCTACAAGGGCGATGCCAAGTCC